CAATGTCCTTTTAGCGGACAATTGTTTTGTTGTACTTAACACCACGATAGGTGTAGGTAACTTGAATAGACATAGTTCGTACCGATAAGCTCATGCGCGTTCCAGCCTTGAGCAACCCGTCCCACACGTGGGATGAACGTACGAAATATTAACCAATTACCGGAGCACTATGTGTCGCCAGATCAAGTGGGAAGTTGTGAGCATTACGCTCATGCATAACTTCGAAACCAAGATTGGCACGATTAAGAATGTCAGCCCAAGTATTAACTACTTGACCTTGACTATCAATAATAGATTGATTGAAGTTAAGACCATTCAGGTTGAATGCCATGGTGCTTACTCCAAGCGCAGCAAACCAAATACCAACCACAGGCCAAGCAGCGAGGAAGAAGTGAAGACTACGGCTGTTATTAAAGGAAGCGTACTGGAAGATGAGCCTACCAAAATAGCCGTGAGCAGCGACAATATTATATGTCTCTTCCTCTTGTCCAAACTTGTAACCTTTGTTTTGAGATTCAATTTCAGTCGTCTCACGAACAATCGAACTTGTAACGAGACTGCCATGCATAGCACTAAACAAAGAACCACCAAATACACCAGCAACTCCCAACATATGGAACGGATGCATAAGGATATTATGTTCAGCCTGAAACACCAACATGAAGTTGAATTGTCCAGAGATGCCAAGAGGCATCCCATCACTAAATGAACCTTGCCCAAATGGATAAACCAAGAACACAGCATAAGCAGCTGCAAGTGGTGCAGAATAAGCTACAAAGATCCAAGGTCTCATTCCCAGTCGGTACGAAAGCTCCCACTCCCTGCCTGCATAACAGGTAATGCCGATAAGGAAGTGGAACACGACGAGCTGGTAAATGCCGCCGTTATAAAGCCATTCGTCCAACGAAGCGGCTTCCCACACTGGGTACAAATGTAGCCCGATTGCGTTCGAGCTGGGAACGATTGCTCCGGATATAATGTTATTACCCCACATGAGGGAGCCGGAGACTGGTTCACGAATGCCATCAATATCTGTCGGTGGAGCGGCGATAAAGCCGAGAATAAAAGCGATGGTTGCGACGAGTAGGCATGGTATCATTAGGTGACCAAACCACCCAATATAAAGACGGTTGTTTGTGGAAGTGATCCACTTACAATAATTATCCCAGAGATTAGAACTCTTCTGAGGGAGAGTTAACGTTGCGGTCATGCTTTTCTAAATATAGAGCTGCGGAGCGCAGGAGACTTGGATCATCTTTAAATTTACCAAGCCCAGTATTACAAGCTTCACATAGCAAAGCTCTCACTTGACCAGTTACGTGGTCATGATCAACATGGAAGTGTTTAAACCTACTACCAGGTGTGTCAGTACCGCAGATAGCACACCTGCCCTCCTGATCCTCGTACATATCATCGTACTGATCAAGTGTTAAGTTGTACCTAGACTTTAAGCCTTCGGCACGGCTTTTCATAGGATCATGATTAGCACGTCTCATAGTATTATGACACGCTCTACATCTTGATTTAATACCGCGTCCAGATTTAACCTGATTCACTTCGGTTATATCTGTACCGCAGTCAATGCAGGTTTTCATTGTTTGAAGTTAATTAAGTCGTGTAACTTTTACAGGAGCCACTCCAGCACCCAACATGCCAATGCGTTGTGCTGTTCCCTTGCTCAGATCTAGGTCTCTTCCGGGAATGAAGGGACCGCGATCGGTAACCCTAACTACTTCACATGTTTTGTAGCAGACCTTCAAGCGAGTACCAAACGGCAATGATTTATGGGCAGCAGTTGCATCCATCATATTATACCGCTCACCACTTGCAGTGAGGTTACCATTGAATCCTGGACCATACCAAGATGCAATTACAGAGATAGTAGTTAGGATAGGAATCATTTCTTTTTAGCAGTTTTAGCAGCTCTTCGGAAGTTAGCAGCAGAAGGTGATCCTTTGCTGCCAGGTTTCCGCATCTTCTCGCCGGAGCCCGCGGCGATTCTTTTCTTCTTGGCGTGGATGTTAGCGTAGAGACCTTGCTTAGTCATCAGCGCTTCTTTCCGCCGCCGCCTTTGTGTCCTTTTTTACCGCAAGCCATAGTTAAAATACTCCATTTAAATTACTTGTACTTAGATTTACCCATAGCTGCTTTCATTGCTTGCTTCATGGGTTTAGCTACCTTTTGCTTTTTAGACTTAGGTGCAGATGCTTTACGTTTACGAGTCTTGGATGGAGCACTCGATTTCATACTTCCAAAAATACTGCCTGCTGCAGAAGCGAGACTCATAGGAGACATCATTAGAAAATACCAGGAATAATTTGTCCAGTTAGTGCGTAAGCGCCAATAGCAGCCACAAAGCCAAGCATAGCAAGCCGACCGTTGAGCAGCTCAGCACGTTCGTTATGTGGTACACCGTAGGGATGGTCAGTCATAATAATGGGTGGTTCTTTTGCGAAAAGGTTATCAGTAGTCAAGGGTAGATCTCTCAAGTTTAGCATAGACATCCTGTCGATATGCAGGATCTGTGTCGTACCGTGGATCAGCCATAGCACGAACAACTTCGGATTGGCTACGGAAGACATCAACTTTATCAGCTGCAGGTCTTCCAGTCAATAGTTGACCGTCAACACCGCTTGCATCTTGGAAACGATAGGCAAGAGCTTGAACAGCAAAGAAGCAGGCAACAGGGTCACCTCGATCCATCACTGCATCATACATGTCAATCTCTTGTTCTGACATGTTCTGACTAGCCCAGCTTAGCATGTTTGCATATTCCTGTTCTCCTCCAACAATGTTTTGGAGAGCAGAAACATTCTCAGCACTAAGCTCTTGCCCTTCAGGTTCACCTTGTTGTGAACGATAATCAAGATACATCTGAGCCAAGTCAGATGAATCCATGTTACCAAGTTTTTCCAAAGTTTCTTGACTAAATTCTCCTTGGGATTCTTCCCAAAGTGTATCAAGAAAAGAAGTGTCAATACTATCTTCGTTCTCTTCAGTAGGTGGTTCTTCAGCAGTAGTAGTTTCTTCAGGTTCAGGATCACGAGAACTAAACTTCTTTTGAAGTTCCATGTAAGCCTGTTCAAGTTCTTCAGCATCTCGGAACTTACCAGCTAACAACTCTTCCTGAGCAGACATTGCTTGTTCGCCAATGGCTAGCGACTCCTGTTCTGCAGCAGTCAGTTCACCTTCGGGAGCTTCATTAGGATTGTACGTCAGTGTTGTCATTAGCTTTGGCGTGGATTACTTTGAGATTACCGAGACCAACAGTCTCTACATATTCAGTTGAACGACCCAGAGTTGGCTTACCAATCTTAGCTTTGGGAGCATACTTATTGACTGGTGTAAACTCTGGTGTCGTCGGAGGTTCAGCTTTACTGCGCTGGCGGCGCTTCGGAGCTTGCTTGTTGTCCATATAGTTCGGGGTTTTTGGATGGATCATTTGCAGGAGCAGAAGCCAATTGACCAACTTGCTTGGTAAGTTCCATTTGCTGTTGTTGTTCCATAGCTTGTGCCTGCTGATCTTGTACTTCTTGTACAGTCTTAACAAGGTTCAGGACATCAATACCTTGTGCAGCTGCAAGACGTTTGATTACTTCCTCAGGATTAACGTAGGTCTGAATAGCTTCAGGACCCATGGTCTGAGCAATAGTAGTGAGGAATGCACCCAAGCTTTCACGATCTTGTCCACGACCAAGTGCATTGATACCAGCCACAATGGTTGGCTTCACAAGATCTTTGGGTAGTCGTGGAATCTGTCCTGTCTTTTGGAATACATTCAGTTTACGATTGAGATAAGGAACCAAGAACTCAACAGTCAGCAAACTAAATAGTCCACCAAGTTGTTGTTCTAGTTCCATCTGTGTCATACGAACTTCTTCAGCAGTAGTTCGTTCGGATTGACGTACAGAAAGAATGAGGAAAGCCTCACTTAACCGACGTTCAAGAGACTGCATCAGTTCATAAGCAGTCCTGAAGTCAGCAGTTTTACCAACCTGGATAACACCAATGTCATCAGGTCGTCCTTGAATGATAGCACCATTGCCTGCCTGAGCCAGTGTCTGTGGTTTGGTAGTGCTTGAGGGTGATACCACGAAGACGACCTTAGCAGCTGCTGCAGAGCCTTCTACCATAGCCTGAGAGAGTGCTTCGAGAGACTTGAGATCTCCAATGAACTCTTCAATTCTACCACGACCATACACTTCACCATCAACAGTGTTGAAGCGAAGTACTAGCCAAGGGTTAGCATCAAGTGGTGCCTTACCCATAGAACCAGGAATAATTTTGTCTTCATATTCTTGGTACCAAATCATTCGGTTGTTATCCCGTTTGATGTGGGTATAGATGTCAGCCTCATCATTACGATCAGCGACTGTACCTTCTACTTTGTTAGGCATGTCCTCAGGAATCATGCCACGTAGAAGCTTCTTATTGATGCGTTCTTTTGTGACTATTTCAAGCACGTTGCCGTTGCCATCTCGATCCACAACGTAGCGATTTAGCGGATAAAGTTTAAGACCATCCTTACCCATGTAGATTAGTGCATTACCTGCTACTACCAAATGCTTAAGAGCTTGGTGAATAGTAACACGGTCACTTGATGCTGCAATTGATTCAAGGATAGTTCGTTCAATCTTTGCAAAGCTTAGGTCAAGTTCAGACCTAACTGCAGGATCAAACTCTTGACCAAGTTTAGTATCATCAAGTTGTAACTTGAAGAAGCTAGTCTGTGGAGGAACAAGGGCAAGCATCAACTTAGATGCAAGTGTTACTACACCTTTTGCTCCAACACTTTGCCAAGGTGTAGGGAGATACCTTGCACCTTTTTGATAATCTTCTTCACCACGAATCAAATAGGGCAGAGTTAGATCTGCCGCTTGTCTTGCTACGTCTAGAAACTGGGAACGATCACTGGCTAAATAGTCATACCTTTGTTTAGCAGTCATTAGTTCTTAAAGATAATTAAATTAAAGCAGACTTGTAATACCACGGATGTTCAGTGCATTCTTCAACTTAAGTCGATTCAGTTGACCTGTGCCAAGTTGAAGGAGTCGGTTGCGCTCACGTTTACCGCGACGACGCTTGAAGCCAAAGGCGCCAGGACCAGTGCCAGTAGAACCGAACATCAGACCACCCATATCGGGAGTGGTTTCTTCAGTGGGTTCGTTGATGATGGGACCATCACCTTCTGCTGCAATTGGTTTGTCAGCAACAGCAGGAGGCTCAGCTGCTCCACCACCTTTGCCTTTGCCTTTACCACGGCGACCACCGCCACCGCCGGTACCACCCATCCCTTTAATACCAAGGATAGGCTCACCACTTCCAGTAGCGCCGAAGTAGCGTTGACCACGTTGTAGACCAAGACCACGAAGTGCTTTTACATCTTTGCTACGTGGGTCAAGTGAGGATGGAATACCACCACCTGTACGACCACCATTTCGATCTGGCAATGTATTATCGAAAACCATGTTGAGCAGACCCTGCTCTGATGTAGCAAGTTGACCTTTGTCCAACCGACGTTGGGCACTACCTTGAATGCTAGCACCTTTAGCTAGTGCTTTATCAATGGCACGTTCACCAAGTCCAGTAGCAGCCAGATCCATAGCTTCTTGACCGGAAAGGCTGCGACCTACTCGTACACCACGAATGGTGAGACCTTTCTTTTTCTTACGACCGCCGCCAGTTTCTGCAGTTTCGGTGCCAGGAGCTGCAGCAGTTGCTGCGCTTGGGTCGTATCCAATAACTTTATTAATACGCTCAATACCTTCTGGACCTAGCGGCTTGTCAGGTGTAAAAGCATAGCCTGCACCACCCAGCTGACTGCTAGTAGTTTTATAAATATTACCACCAGAAATTTCAGAAGGAGTGAATCTTACATTACCTGTATCTGTACCTGGTCCAACCACTTCAGATGTGATTTGCATCTGTTGGTTGGTACCTTGCTGTTTTGCTGCGCGTGCATCCCGCCGCCGTTGTTGAGATTTACTTAGTTTCTTTTTAGCCATCGTTTTCTAGTCGTTGTTGAATCCACTCTACAACTGAACGTTGACCGGAGCGGTACATAATTAATGAGTGTGAATCATTGGGTGTGGGTGTAACAGGTGGAAAGTTATCCTCCAGTTCTTGGAGGACAGTCTTTAGCTGGAGACCATGGGTCTCAAGCATATTGAGGGAGATTGGTGTTTGCATGTTCAAAGAAGGCAGGCATCCGTGCTCGCTTGGTGTCAGAAAGTTCGGGAGCCTTACCTTCGTACATCAATCGATCACTGGCATCCAGCCAAAAATTTTTTCTCAGGTATCGTCGGTCAGTATTATTACCTAGTGGTTGCATCACCCAGTTGATAGTTGCCTTACGCAGTTTATCAAGAGAAGGAGAGATATCAAGCCCCAACTCACGACAAACAAGGCTATTGGTAGCAACGTGAACTTGTTCATCTC